GTCGTTAATGAATCATTCTTAGACTCCGCAACACTTCGTGAAAATGTAGTTTCATTAGCCAGAAATATCGGATATGTGCCAAGATCGAAAACAGCAGCAAGATCATCTATTTTATTTCAAGTACAAACCAATTCATCTACTCCAACCCTTACTTTACAACCGGGATTAGTTTGCACTGGAGCAGAGGATGATACTACTTTTGTTTTTTCGATTTCTGAAAGCATTACAACAGTTGTGAATAACGGTATTGCCCAATTTGGAACATCAGAGAGTCCTATAGATGTTTTAGAGGGAACTTTTCTTACAAATCAATTTGTAGTAGATGGATCATTAGAGCAAAGATTTATATTAGACAATGGATCGATAGATTCCTCCTCCATAGTAGTTTATGTAAAAGGTTCTGCAGATCCCGGTCTTGGAAAACAATTTAAGTTAGTAGATAATATAGTAAATGTTACCTCTGCATCAGAGACATATCTAATTCAGGAAATTCAAGATGAAAGATATGAACTTTTATTTGGTGATGGTATTTTTGGTAAAAAACTTGAAAATGGAGCAGTAATTACTGTTCAATATGTTGTAACAAATGGAATTGAAGGTAATGGCCCATCAATATTTTCATACGCAGGTAGTCTACAAGACTCTCTTGGAAATATTGTTGTACCAACAGTTGTACCTACTATTACGACTATCTCAGCTGCCTCAAATGGCGGTGAAATAGAGTCTTTAGACTCAATTAAATACTTTGCACCTAGATTATATTCTGCACAATACAGGGCGGTTACGGCTAGAGATTATGAGACAATAATCGCATCCATATATCCTAATACTGAAAGTGTTTCCGTCGTTGGTGGAGAGGAATTGACACCTCCAGAATTTGGTACAGTTTTTATTACAATAAAACCAAAAAATGGTGAATTTGTATCTGATTTTGACAAAAATAACATTTTACAAAAATTAAAAAGTTATTCATTAACAGGTATAAATCAAAAACTTGTAGACCTCCAAGTTCTTTATGTGGAAGTAGATTCTTTTGTTTACTATAATTCATCACAAGTCGCAAATGTCAATGATCTACAATCAAAAATAACTTCATCACTTACATCCTATGCAAAATCAGCTGACCTTAATAAATTCGGAGGTAGATTTAAATATAGTAAAGTGTTGAATGTCATCGACAATATTGATAATTCAATTACATCAAATATAACTCGTGTAAAAATAAGGAGAAACTTAAATGCTTTGATAAATCAATTTGCACAGTATGAATTATGTTTTGGAAATAAATTTAATGTCAAACCAGAAGGATTGAATATTAAGAGCACTGGATTTAGAATTCAAGGTGAGTCAGAGACTGTTTTCATAACAGATACTCCAAATGATGATAAACTTACAGGTGTTATATCTATTGTTAAAAAGGATGAGGCATCAAATACAAATATTGTTGTAGTAAAATCAGCTGGAACTGTTGATTATGTTCACGGTGAGGTAAATCTAACAACAATCAACATTGTGTCAACTGATAAACCTAATAACATTGTTGAAGTTCAGGCATTCCCTGATTCCAATGATGTTATCGGATTACAAGATCTATATCTAGAATTTAACATTCCTAATAGCACTATAAATATGGTAAAAGATACGATAACTTCAGGTGAACAAATTTCTGGTGTTGGATATAAAGTTACATCATCTTATGCAAACGGAGAACTAACAAGGACATAATATGATTGGAACTGGTATTGAAAAGCGAATACAAGTACAACAAATAATCGAAAGTCAACTTCCTGAGTTCATTCTCTCAGAGAGCCCTAAAACAGTTGATTTTCTAAAACAGTACTACATCTCTCAGGAGCACAGAGGTGGTGTAATAGATATTGGTGATAATTTAGATCAATACCTCAAATTAGATAATTTAACTCCAGAGGTGGTGGTTGGTGTAACAACACTAACATCTGGTATAACTTCAACATCTGATACAATAACAGTATCAACTACAAAAGGATTTCCAAACGAGTACGGACTTTTAAAAGTAGATGAGGAGATAATTACATATGCAGGTATTACAACTAACACATTTACAGGTTGTGTTAGAGGTTTTAGTGGTATTACATCGTATAGAGATACAAATAATCCCGGTGAATTAATATTTGAAACAAGCACTGCAGGTATTCATACTACTGGTGTCACAGTTAATAATTTAAGTGTCTTATTTTTACAAGAATTTTATAAAAAAATAAAGTCATCATTGACTCCCGGATTAGAGGATTCATCCTTCGTATCAAATTTAGATGTAAGTAATTTTATAAAAGAATCAAAATCATTATATCAATCTAAGGGAACTGCAGAGTCATTTAGAATTTTATTCAATGTCTTATTTGGTGTAACTCCTAAAGTTGTTGACTTAGAGGAGTTTTTAGTAAAACCATCATCAGCAGAATACATTCGTAGACAGGTCATATTAGCTGAGGTTATTAGTGGTGATCCAAACAAGTTAATTGGCCAAACGATAACTAAGTCCACTGATTCTGAGACAAGAGCATCTATATCTGAGGTTGAGATAGTTACTCGTAATCGTAAAACATATTACAAAATTGGTTTGTTTGTAGGATTTAATGATAGGACAGGAATTCAAGGAACATTTACCATCCCCGGAAAAACAAAAGTCATAGGTAATGTGTCTGTTGGATCTTCAGTAATCACAGTTGATTCGACAGTTGGATTTGGTACAACTGGCACAGTCATATCTGGTATTAATACAATAACTTATACTGACAGAACGGTCAATCAATTTTTAAATTGTACTGGTGTTTCCACAGCAATATCAACAACAGATGATTTAAGATCTGATGAAAATGTTTTTGGATATGAAGATGGTGATTTATCTAAAAAAGTTGAATTAAGAATTACTGGTGTATTATCAGATTTTGAATTGTTACCCACAGAGGGATCGAGTGTCACTTCTGAAGGTGAGAGAATAGCTGTAAAAAATGTTGGTGAAGTTGTACCAAATCCAATAAGTGATAAAACAAAAAAAGAGGTATGGTTTAACTCATGGATATACAATACCTCATGTTCTTTTGATATCGATACTATAAGTGGATCTACATTTACCCTTAAATCTGATTTTGACAAATCTAATTTAAAGGAAGGAGATTCTGTCCAAATATTAAGAAAAGGAACAAATATAGTTGATGTTGATAATGCAACTATACAAACAATCACAGTCACATCAACATCTAATCAATTATTTTTAAACGGTATTGGTGGATTTACACCTACAACAGGAATTGAATATTTCTTAAGAAGAAAATTAAAATTAGCAAGTAGTAGCACATCTGAATTGCAGTTTGGAAACGATATCATTACCTCTAATGTGCAAAATACATATAATTTAAATGACACTGATTTTTATGTGGCATCTTCATCTATGCCAGCATATGATATAACAGAGACTGTTGATAAAAGCACGATATCTCAAGCCAATGGTGTTAGATTACAAGGATTCAGTAATATTACTCAAAAATACTCGATCATATCATTCCCATCTGATGTTCCATTTATTACAGGTGATGCAGTATTTTACAAACCAGAAACAACTCGTATAACTGAGTTAACTGAGGATGTATACTATGTAAAAGTATTATCAGATAAAAAACAGATAAAATTATATTCATCAAGATCATTTATCGTTATTGATGACAATTTAGAATTTACCGCATTGCCAGATGGTAGTGGAAAACAAACTTTTGTATTATTAAGGCATAAAAATGAGCAAATTGGTGTGCAAAAAATACTTAAGAAGTTTCCTGTTGAGCCAAATATTAAATCTGGTAAATCTACCGAAACAAGTCCCGGTGCAACTGGAATTTTAGTCAATGGTGTTGAAATTATTAACTATAAGTCTGATGATAAAATTTTTAGTGGCCCCTTATCAAGTGTAAAACTTTTAAATGGTGGATCAAACTATGATGTCATTAATTTACCAAAGGTTGTCATACCTCAAGTTGGATCTGGTGTAACTGCACTTGTTCAACCAGTAATTAGTGGATCACTTCAAGAAGTATTAGTTGATCAACAAAATTTTGACATCGAAAAAGTATTATCAATTACATTAACAGGTGGTGGTGGATCTGGTGCGATTCTAAGACCGATTGTAACCAAAAGAGTTAGAGAGATATCTTTTGATGCAAGACAAGCCACGGTTGGTGGAGGTGTCGATATAAACCATGATAGAATTATAATTAACGGAGGTCATAATTTACTGAGTGGAGAACCATTAGTATATGATAATAACGAAAACTCATCTTTAGGTGTATCAACCATAGTAGCACCTGCTGATAAATCACAACCCGGTATTCACACCACTAATAACGCAGATCAGAATAGATTTTTATCTAATGGTTCAATTTATTATCCAGAAGTTATTGGTATTAGTTCTATAAGATTATTTGAGAGTTTCTCTGATTACAATGCTGGTATTAATACCGTAGGATTTACCACTGTTAATACACAGGGAACACATAAATTTAAATTATTAAATGAAAAAAATCATTTAAGATCAGTTGTTGTTGAAAATCCCGGAACTGATTACACTAATCGTAAGTTAATTGTTAAACCATCCGCGATATCAACAATTGAAAATACAATTACCTTTAATAATCATGGATTTGTAAGTGGTGACACTATTGAATACAATTTTGCTGCTGGTGGATCAATAATATCAGGATTGAGCACATCAAGTCAGTACAAAGTTATCAAACTTGATAATAATTCTTTTAGAGTAGCAAGCACTTTAAACAATGATTATGAAAGAAATGATTATGTAAAATTTACTTCATCAGGCACCGGATTACAAGAGTTTGCATTCCCTCCAATAATTTTGACAGTAAATGCAGTTTATTCACCAGTTTCTATCGCATTAACTGAATCACTAGTTGTAACACCGATAGTAAGAGGGTCAATTGTAGATAATTATCTTTATGAAGAAGGAACAAATTATGGTTCCGATATTCTTAACTTTGAGAAAAAACCTAGTGTAAAAATACAGAATGGTAAAGAGGCTGAAATCAAGGTTATTGCATCAAATGGTAAGATTATCGCTACTGATGTAAGATTTGGAGGTAAGGAGTATTTCTCTCCTCCAGATTTAGAAGTGGTTGGGATAGGTTCTGGAATAGGTGGAAGACTAAGACCTGTGGTTGAAAATGGTAAAATTACTGATGTAAAAATAGTAAACGCTGGTATCGGATATACAATATCACCACAAATAATAGTAAAACCAGCTGGTGTTGGAGAAATATTTGATCCAGCAGTGAGAAGTCTTACACTTAATAATTTAGAGAGATTTGAAGATGAAATATTACTTCAAGAATCTCTAACCAATTTACAGTATGCTGTTGTTGGGTATAACACTTCAATTTATGGCACTGAGTTAGGTGATACCGGTGGAGGCCACTCACCAATTATTGGGTGGGCATATGATGGAAATCCAATTTATGGCCCTTATGGTTTTAGTGATCCTAAAGATTCAAACTCATCTATAAAATTATTAAATACAAGTTATACTTTAGATACCTCAATTATCACTAATCGTCCATCATCATTTTCATCAGGATTTTTTGTTGAAGATTATAAGTTCACAGATGATGGTGATTTAGATTCAAGTAATGGAAGATTTACTAAAACACCAGATTATCCAAACGGTGTGTATGCATACTTTGTTGGTGTTACAACTGGTATTCAAGGCAACTTAATTCCAAAATATCCTTATTTTATAGGTGATACTTACAGGTCTGAACCCATAGAAGATAATTTTTTAATTAATCAATCTACATTTGATTTTAATGGTAATAATTTAATAAGAAATACACTTCCATATAAAGTTTCTGATGATTTTGCTGATAATGATTTTCTTATTGAGTCGAATGAAATAGTAGAACAACAATCTGTTGTAGAGTCTGTCACAAGAGGTCAAGTTCAAGATTTTCAAATTGTTGAGGCGGGTAGTGATTATAAAGTAAATGACACTCTCAACTTTGACAATTTAAATACCTCTGGTGGGGGAGCCAGTGCCCGTGTATCGCATGTTACAGGAAAACCTATCAGTAGTGTCAATACAACTGTTGAGACCTATACAAATGTCGTATATGTAAGGAAGAATGCTCGTCAGGTTAGTGCATTTATATCAACATCGCACACATTATCTAATAATGATACAATTGCAGTTTCTGGTTTGTCCACAAGTGTTCCAAAACTTACTGATTCTCATAAAATTGGTGTTTCATCGGAGAGAGTTGTATTATATAAAGAATTAGGAGCAAATGCTACTGCTGGTGTGGTAACAGACATTTATGTGTCTAAAATACCAGATGTAGTATCTGCAGGTAGCAGTATTGGTATTGGAACAGAGAGTTTATTAGTTCTAAACACATTTAATGAAAGAGGTATTTTAAGAGTAAAGAGAGGTATTGTAGGTGCTGCTCATACTCTTTCTACACCTGTGTTTACAGTGCCAGATAGTTTTGATATAGATCTTGTTACATCTCCATTTGAATCTAAAGTAAATGATATTGTGTTCTTCAATCCAGAGGAGCAAGTTGGTGTAGGCACAACTGCAGGAATTGCAATTGGCCTAGCAAAATCATTCACTACAGGTGAGAGATCAAAAGTAATTTCTGTTCCATCAAAAAGTATATTCATTCCTAATCACCCATTTGTAAACAATCAAGAAGTAATATTCAAAAAACCAACAAGTGCAAACGCAATATCCTGTGGAACAGGAACAACAACTTCTGTAGCTGCCAGTTTTAATTTACCATTAACTGGAGACAGTCAAACTGTATTCATTAAAAATATTTCAAAAGATTTGATTGGTATTTCAACAACAAGAGGTGGAGATACAATATTCTTCAAAAATGATGGAACAGACAGTTTTGAATATTCAATAGAATCAAACTTTACTCAAGTCTTAGGTAAGGCACAAAAAATTACTGCACATGTAGCAGTGTCAACATCACATAATCTTGCTAATGGTAATACAATAGA